CTTGGCGTTGTCACTCAGGCCCTCGCCGGGGTCGCCCTGCGGGCCGGGGTCGCCGCGCGGCAGAGTCAGGCAGAGCTTGCCGTCCCGGATGCTGGCCGCCGGGGCGTCGCCGGTGGTCACGCTGCCGATGCCCTCCACGGCTGCGGCGCAGGCGGCGGCGATGCCGTCCTCCATCCGGTTGAGCACGTCGGGCAGGCTGACTTTCATGCCGGTGACGAAATGCTGTTTCACATACTTCATTTTTCGTTTGCCTCCGTTACAAAGTCGTGTCTTCGAGGACGGTGTCGCCCAGGGTGTCCGCTCCGGTGTCAGCGGTCGAGGCCGAGGGTCCCAGCAGCTCCACCTGCATCTGGATGCCGCCCTCCGGGACGTTCTCGGCCCAAAACGTGATGCTGCCGTCCTTGGTCTCGCAGACGCCTGCAAGCCCCGCCGCCACCGCCACGGTGAAGGTCTCCGGGGTGGGTACGGCGGAGGGGACGTTTGCCTCTCTCGCCGCCCGCAGCTCTGCCGTCTGCTTGTAGACGTAGCCGGGCATGTCGGTACATTCGGCCCAGCCGTCCGCCGTCAGGGTCACCGGCCAGATGCCCAGATAGCCGCCGGTGTAACTGGCCAGCAGCTTGTCGCAAAGCTTGGCGGTCTCTTTGGCCTTGGCCAGTGCCTGTGCGCCCAGCGCCTCCATGGGCAGCCCGGTCACTCCGTCCCGCATGAGGCCGCAGAGGGCTTCGTCGGTGCGGGTGTCGGTGAGGGATGCGGCAGTGATCTCTGCACTGCCGGCCGGAACGGAGATCTCACACAGACACAGCTCATAGATGAAGTGCGTCCGGATCAGCTCCGGGGCAGTGGGCTCGGCCTCCGGAGTGCCGGGCTTGAGCTTCAGAGCCGTCAGATTGGCATTGGCATCAAACTGGAGCACTACCCGGTCGATGCGGGGCAGCATATCGTCTGCGTCGGGTACCGTCAGCGTGCCGCGCTCCCGGGCGCAGACAGAGATGCCCTTGAAGTCGTCGTAGTTGATCCACGCGAGACCGGGGGAGACGGTGATCTCCCGGGGGCCACTGACGGTCACAGCAAAGTTTGAATCGCGAGAGTAGACGCCGGAGGTGCGGGTGCATAGATAAGCGGCCACATCTTCGGCACTGTAAGTCACCCCGTCGAGGGGGTATGTCACAAGCTTCATGTTCTTCTCCTGATGATAGGTGTTCCGATCTCGGTAGAGACGCTGTTCTCGCCCTTCTGGGATGTCAGGGTGATGGACGTGATGCGGGCGGCGGCCTGAATGTCGGTACCCGGCAGGCTCGCGGCGACGACTTTGCCCACCGTGACCTCATCCGTAGGGGTAAAGCGGAAATTCTCAAGCCGAGTGTGCTTGGCCAGCTCCTGCGTTCCGAGGGCTTTCAGGCTTTCGAGGTAGTCGCTCTGGGTCTGACTGCTGCTTCTGGTGCGGCTGGCGGCATCCACCACCAGCTCACGCCGGGCAATTCCTGCTGCACTCTCTGCGCCCACCGTGACGGTAGCGTCGCCGCCTACCACGATCACCACATTCTTATAATCGGCCGTGCTCTCGGTGTAGGTCAGGTCGGTAAGGTTGCCGTACTGGGGCGCATAGCGGGCGTTCCG